GAATACTTTTACAAAGAGTTTGAAGATAAAGAAATCTGTTTACTGAGTAATGGTGACGTAGTTTTCAAGGATAAACTTGAAGATGCGCTAGCACATTTAAATCAAGATCCTAATGCACAAGTTTCAATAGTTAAAGAACGTACCGCACAAGTACCAGTTGTTAAATGGTGCAAATTAAACGGAATTGAAATTTTAGAAAAAACGGATTGGCCTGGAAGTTACATTCCTATCATTCCAGTTTACGGCCAAGAATTAAATATTAATGGAAAGCGCACACTGCAAGGAATTGTTCGATCCGCTAAAGATCCTGCTCGAATGTACAACTATTGGAAGAGTGCAGAGACTGAAGCAATTGCACTTGCTCCAAGAACTCCATTCATTTTGGCTGAAGGTCAAGTGGAAGGGTATGAACATTTTTGGAACTCTGCTAATCGCAAGAATCATGCTTACCTTCCATACAAGCCAATGGCACTCAACGGAACTCAGGTTCCACCGCCACAAAGAAATTCTATTGAGACTTCAATCGGAGCAATCACGCAAGCTTCAATGGGAGCTTCTGATGACATCAAAGCCACAACAGGTATTTACGATGCATCATTAGGTAAACAATCAAATGAGACAAGCGGCGTAGCTATTCAACGCCGTAACAATCAAGCACAAACCTCAAACTTTCACTTTGTAGACAACCTCACTCGCTCACTTAGACATGCTGGGCGAGTGATCATTGATCTCATCCCAAAGATTTACGATACAGCACGCGCAGCTCGAATCATTGGCGAAGATGGAGTGCCTAAAATTGTTAAATTGAATGAAACTTTCGATGACAATGGAAAGCCAACTATCTATGCGATGGATGCCGGGAGATACGATGCAATTGTAGATGTAGGGCCAAGCTTTGCGAGTAAACGTCAAGAAGCGGCGGCTTCAATGATTGATATGTCTCGATCTAATCCAGCGATCATGCAATCAGCAGGTGATCTTGTTGTTAGAAATATGGATTGGCCTGGTGCTCAGGACATTGCAGACCGTCTTAAAAAGACACTTCCACCAGGGCTAGCTGATGACGATAAATCTAAAGCTCCTCCAATACCTCCACAGATGCAGCAACAAATGCAGCAACAAGGTCACATGATCGAGCAGTTAACTGAACAGCTCCATAAATTACATGATGAACGCGATCAAAAATTAATTGAACTCGAATCAAGAGAGAGAATTGAATTTAAAAAACTAGAAGTTCAGCTTGAAATAAAACGCGCAGAACTTGATGCAAAAGATTCACACGCTCTACTTAGTTTGGAGATCGATCAAATCAATCAAAGACTTAAATATTTAGATATTAATCAGCCGATTCAATACGAGTCCGATGAATCACAATCTGAGTCACAAGAAAATCAACAATTTAATCCTAATCCTAATGGCGCTCCTAGTGCTGATCAAGGATCTGGACAACAAGAACCTACTGGCGGGTTTCCACCAGGTCAACCCTTAGAAGGAAATTCTAATGAGCAACAATAACGAAGCAATCGATACACCTACTCCAATCAATGATCTCAGTAATCCGAATCTTTCGTTTACTGATTATCAAAAGATTAGACGTGGTGAAGAAATTACTAAAACCGCGCCGGAAGTTAAGTCTTCTGTGCAAAAAGAAACTTTAGAATCGGTAACTGAAGAAAAAGAGGAAACAGACGAGTCAAAAGATGAATCAGAATCTGAAAATGAAACTGATGATTCCAATGATTCTGATAAGGATAAACCACGTAAAAAAGGCGGTTTTCAGCGTAGAATTGATAAATTAAATTCTCGTATTTCTGATAAAGACAAGGAAGTCGAATATTGGAAAGCACAAGCATTGAAAGATGTAAGTGCAGAGAAAAAAGTTGTCGAATCTAAAGTTGTTGCTTCTGAAGGTAAACCAATTCCAGATAGCTTTGATACTCATGCTGAGTATGTAGAAGCTCTAACGGATTGGAAAACTGAACAGAAGTTTAAAGAACGTGAGCAAGCTATTGAGAAATCAAACTTGCAAAGCGAACAACAAAAGCTGATCACCGCTTACAACGAACGGGCAAAATCCTTCGCAGAAAAAAATGATGATTATTACGATGTAATTGAATCAGTGGATGATATCCCTGTTTCATCTACCATCAAAGAAATTATCTTGTCGTCTGAAAATAGCGCTGAGTTAACTTATGAGTTGGCGAAAAACCGTGAAGAGTTTGCAAGAATTTGCAAGCTTTCACCCATCGCTGCTGCTCGTGAAGTTGGAAAAATAGAATCAAAACTCAGTTTAAAAACCTCTGACAGTAAACCAATCGAAACAAAAAAAATAACAAATGCGCCTAAACCAATCGAAACAATTGGAAAAGGATCTTCTGGAGCAATTCGTAAATCGATTACTGATCCAGATATCCCATTCAGTGAGTACGAGCGGATTAGACGTGAACAAATTAAAAGACGAAAATAAAGCGCTTTTAAAGAAAGTAGACAATAATGGCTAATAGTATTTTAACTCCAAGTGTGATTGCAAAAGAAATGCTGATGCAATTCAAAAACAACATGGGATTTTCACGTAACGTAGATAAATCTTACTCTAAAGACTTCGCAAAAAAGGGAGCGAAGATCGGTACAAGTGAGAAGATCCGTAAACCAAACCGTTTTACTGCTACCAGTGGTACAGCGTATTCTGCACAAGATGTGACTGAAGATTCAGTTACTTTGACAATCAACTCTCAACAGCACGTTGACTTTGAGTTTATTTCTAGTGATTTAACTCTCTCTATTGACGAGTTCTCTAAGCGTTACTCAGCACCTGCTGCACTCGCTCTAGTTAACAAAGTTGACCTTGATGGTTACGCTATGGCTGCAACTAACGTGTACAATGCTGTTGGTACTGCTGCGACTACTCCAAGCGCTCTTTTAACTTACCTACAAGGTATGCAAAAGATTGCTGAGAGTGCAGGCCCACAAGATGACAACTATTCAATGTTAATCAATCCTGCTGCTTCAAGCGTGATTGTTGATGCATTGAAAGGATTATTTCAATCTGGTGATGCAATCGGAAGTCAATACAAGCGCGGAATTATGGGTCAAGCAATCGGTGCTGACTGGTATCGCTCACAAAACGTATACAGTTCAACTTCCGGTCAACGTGGTGGTACTCCACTAATGAACGGAACTACTGCAAGTGGTGCATCTACTCTTGTTACCAATGGTTGGACTGCTGCTGTTGCAAACCGTTTAAAAGCTGGTGACGTGTTCACTATCGCTGCTGTAAATAAAGTCAACCCTATCACTAAGCAAGACACTGGTCAGTTACAACAATTCGTTGTTACCGCTGACTGTGCTTCTGATGGTGCAGGTAATGCGACTATCTCTATCAGCCCGACTATCTATTCTACTGGATCACTTCAAAACGTGACTGCTGTGCCTTTAACTGGTGCTGCTTTGTCATTCACTCTAGGTGGATCTTCTGTAGGTACTTCTGCAATTACTGCTCACAACATCGCCATGCATGAACAGGCTTTCGGTCTTGCTTACGCAACCCTTGAAATGCCACAAGGTGTAGACTTTTCTGCTGTTGAAACTGATCCAGATACAGGTATCAGCATTCGTATTGTTCGCCAGTACGATATCAGCACAGATAAATTCAAAACTCGTGCAGACGTGATCTACGGTTGGGCTGCACTTCGTCCTGAGTGGGCTTGTAAGATTCTCGGATAATTTAAACTAATTAATGGAGTCGGGAGGCGTGATGCTTCTCGGCTCCATCCTTTAACTAAAAACTTTTACAGGAGTGATCATGACAGGACGGGATTTAATATCAGCTTCTCTTCGCTTGATTGGTGCTATTGCTCCAGGTGAAAGTATTGCAGCGAATGAGGCTACCGATGGTCTAGCTTCCATAAACAGAATGCTAGACTCATGGTCTAATGAATCACTTTTAATTTACTCGCGAGTTAGAGAAGAGTTTGTGTTAACTCCTAACACACAAAGTTATACCATTGGTGCAACAGGTGTTTTTGTTACCACTCGTCCAATGAGGATCGATCAAGCATTAATTAGAGTCGAGACATCATCTCCAGCAATTGAGTATAAACTCAATATTTTATCATTATCAGAATGGGCTTCGATCAATCAAAAAGCATCTAGCTCCACCATACCAACTGACATCTACATTGAAGGAACTTACCCTAACGAGACAGTTAACCTTTACCCAATGCCATCGGCTGCATACAAGGTTGTTCTTTTTAGTTGGAAACCGCTTTCAACAATATTGACTTTAGATACTGCAATTGCATTCCCTCCAGGTTACGAGAGAGCGCTTGTTTATAATGGAGCAATCGAATTAGCGCCAGAGTACGGAAAAAGCGTATCGCCAGAAGTTGCAAAGACTGCTGAAGAATCAAAATCATCCATTAAGCGAATGAACACCAAGCCTAGCTATCTAACTGTTGATAGAGCTTTAATTTCGAAAGGTGGATTTAATATTATAACTGGAGGTTCAAGTCGATGAGGTTTCCAGGATTCATCGGACCTAGCTACACTCTTCAATCGGTGAATGTCGATTGTCAGCGTTGCGTAAACTGGTTTCCTGAAATCAATGCGCTTGGCACTGGTAAGGAACGCGAAGTTGCAGCGCTCGTACCGACTCCAGGCTTAAGATTATTACTCACTCTTGCAGGTAGCCCTATTCGTGGAATGTGGACAGCATCAAACGGTGAATTTTATGTAGTGGGTGGAACCAAGCTTTATAAAATATCATCAAGCTGGGTAGCAACTGAATTAGGGACTCTATTGACTGACACTGGCGCAGTTTCAATTTCAGATAATGGATTGCATGTCGTGGTGGTGGATGGAACTTACGGTTATTCATGGACTATCGCAACAAATACTTTCGCGCAAATAACTAGCCCTAATTTTCTAGGTGCAACACAATCTTCATACTTAGATGGTTATCTAATTTTTAATAAACCAAGCTCACAGCAATTTTTCTTTTCTGATCTTTATTCAATTAATTTTAGCGCATTAGATATTGGAACGGCGGAAGGTAGCCCTGATTATATAGTCGGACATGTTGTTAATAATCAGCAATTATTTTTATTTGGAGCTAAAAGCACAGAGGTTTTTTATAACAGTGGTGATGCCAATGCACCATTTGCACGGATTCAAGGTGCTGTAATTGATGTTGGGTGCATAGCTCCTTTTTCAATCGCCAAAGCATCTGGTGTAATATTTTTTATCGGCGGTGATTCTACTGGTTCAGGAATTATTTACAAGATGCAAGGATTTCAGAATCAAAGAATCAGTACACCAGCAATTGAGAGTGTAATCCGCGCTTTAACATCAACTCAAATTGCAGCGGCCACCGCGTACACTTATCAACAAGGTGGACATATCTTTTATTGCCTTAACCTTCCAGGCACTAATTCAACATGGGTTTATGATGGAGCTACAGAGTTTTGGCATGAACGTGCTTACCTTAACTCATGGTCACTCGAGCGTCATAGAGCAGAAAACCACTCGTTAGCATTTGGGACAAATGTGGTGGGTGATTATGCAACAGGAAAAATTTACGCACTTGATCCCAATACTTTAACCGACAACGGAACTTCTATTTGTAGAGTGAGAGCAGCTCCGCATTTTTCACAAAATTTAAAATTAGTCAGACACAATAGTTTTCAATTAGACATGGAGACAGGTGTTGGAACTGATGGAACTGGTCAAGGTAATGATCCAAAAGTAATGATGAGATGGTCTGATGATGGTGGGCATTCATGGTCAAATGAACAATTTGCTGATGCTGGAAAAATCGGAAAATATAAAACTCGTGTAAAATTTAGAAGACTAGGATCATCACGAGATAGAGTTTATGAAATAAAAATAACTGATCCTGTAAAAGCTGTTTTGATAGGCGCAGAAATTGAAGTGGAAGAGGGGTTAGCGTAATGTCTAGTAAATTACCCCCAGTGCAACACAGAACACCACTATTAGACCAAAATGGTTTTTTAAATCAGAATTGGTCAGATTGGTTTCAAAAAGTTTTCTTTCGTCTGGGTGGGACTATAGCTTCTACTAATGATGAAATAGACATTGCACTTGCTGACATTCGCACTCATTACGTTCCTGCAGGAATTATAAGCCCATACGCTGGAACTTCTGCACCTACTGGTTATTTACTTTGCGATGGTAGCGCGGTTTCAAGAGCTACATATTCAGCACTTTTTACTGCTATCAGCACTGCTCACGGTACTGGTGACGGATCAACAACTTTTAATTTACCTGACTACCGTGGAAGATTTCTTCGTGGAATAGATGGAGCTGCTGCTCGTGATCCAAACTCTGCTACACGCACAGCAATGGCAACTGGTGGAGCAACTGGAAACAATGTAGGATCTGTGCAAGTAGCTGCAACAGCATTGCCCACAACTCCAATGGTTACAGATAGCCAAGGAGCGCACTCGTCACACTGGACTGGAACGATCGCAGCCGTTCAAACAGGTGCAGGAACTAACACAATCACAGCTCCAACAGGCCCAAATACTTTGGGTGCTCACACTCACACGATAACAAGTGGTGGAGACTCTGAGACTAGACCAATTAACGTTTATGTGAATTGGGTGGTGAAAACATGATTGAAAATAATACACCACTAATAATTGAGACAGAAAATAAAACTCCAGAGCAAATGCGCGAAAGTATTTTAAAGCTTGAAGCTGTCATGATGGAAATGAAAGAGCATCAGATTGAAATAAAAACGACTCATCATTTTTCATCAGGTGTTTACATGCGAGAAATATTTATTCCTAAAGGAACAACACTTACAGGAAAAATTCATAAGACAGAACATTTAAATATTTTATCCCAAGGTGAATTATCGGTGTGGACTGATGAGGGAATGAAAAAGGTTAAATCATCCTCTGTCATTAAATCACAACCAGGAATTAAGCGCGTGGGATTTGCTCATGAGGATTCGGTGTGGATCACTGTTCACCACAACCCAGAAAATGAGACTGACACAGACAAGATTGAGGAAATGTTAATCGCTAAAAGTTTCAATGAAGTTTTAGATTTTACTGAATTAAAAAATATCACGGAGGATAAATAATATGTCATTTGTAGCAGTAGCAATTGGTGGGAGTGCGGTTGCAGGAGTGGCAGGGGCTGCAATTAGTTCAAGCGCTGCAAGAGATGCAGCAGATAAGCAATCAGCGGCATCAGATAGAGCAACGGCCCTTCAAGAAAAAATGTACAACCAGACTCGTGATGACAATGCAGCCTATAGAAATGCTGGTTATGGCGCTTTGTCTGATATGGGTTCTCAAGATTTCAAGCGTGATTTCACAGCGGCGGATTTTCAACAAGATCCTGGTTACGACTTCAGAATGCAAGAGGGACAAAAAGCTCTTGAGAGATCAGCAGCCGCTCGCGGTGGATTACAAAGCGGTGGAACAATGAAAGCACTGGCTCAATACGGTCAAAACTTCGCATCCAATGAATATGGAAACGCTTACAACAGATTCAATCAAGATCGTGACCGTCGATTTGGAAGACTTTCAAACATCTCTGGCATGGGAATCGGCGCAAATAATTCTAATGCAATATCAGGACAAAACTACGCTAACAACGCTGGATCAAACATGATGGGTGCAGCAAATGCTCAAGGGGCGGCTGGTATTGCTGGAGCAAATGCATGGAGTGGAGCGCTTTCTGGAATTGGTAAAGCTGGAATGGATTACGCAGCAATGAATAATCAGCCTAATTGGATGAGTAAAACAACAGGTGCTCAAAATACTAATACACTCAGTGGTATGAATTACAATCAAT